TTTTGAATAAATCCATGAACTAATGAATCGTTGACTTGTAAACTCATAATAATCTCCAAAAAAATAGAGGACTTACTGGATTTTGCCAGTTGTCCTCTGCGACGACGATATTCAATTGTATTTATGGAGTAGTTAGGTATAGGTTTGTAGGTGGACCATTAGGGTAGTATACTAGAGATGGGACCACCGATAAAAATAGTCATTGCAATTCCAACGGTGAGAGTGGCGGCTGTGAAGTTCATGAGTCGTCCTCTGTAAGTTCATAATTATTTAGATATTAGTGTATCATAGTGATACACTTCTGTATCAACCACAGCAAAAATCAGTTAGGATATCAAAACCAGACCTTCTTTTGATGATGTTCGGGCACAATTCTTCCCAGAACAATAGTTAGTAACCCATCCTCAAATTCAACTGATCTAACTTCCGTATCCTCTGCCAGTGTCCAAGATCTGGTGAAAGATCGTTGAGCCATTCCTCTGTGGACATAAGTGGTTTCTGATTCGGTATCCTCTTTCTGTCCTTCGACAAAGAGTTTTCCGTCTTGTGTGTAGACATTTACTTCTTTCTTTTTAAATCCTGCTAGTGCAATTTCTAATTTCGATTCTACTTCACTGATCGTAACTAGATTAAATGGTGGATAATTCTTCGTTGTTTCGTGGAGATTAAACAATCTATCGAAGTATTCATCCATTCCTATGCTATTCCTATTTATGCGTTCCATCAATGCAGGCAGATCCGCACTAGTATACCTTGTAAGGTTTCCCATGATTCTTAGCTCCTTTAAAAGCGAGTTTGTGTTTTGTAGACCCCGAAGGCATCCGATATATTTATAGCACAGACATAAAAAAAGAGGTATGGGGTAAACCACACCTCTTGTAAGTTCCGACTTTTGTAGAGACCGCACGAAAGGTCTCAGAGATATTTAGTAACCTCAAGTCTATCTTGCATGTGCCTAACTAAAAATAAAGATTGCATTAATACTTTTTTTATTTCTTCTTTAGATTTTCTAGGATTCAAAAAAAGTTCTAGAACTTTTCTAGTCAAATTTTTAGTCTCTGGAAACTCTTGAGTGAAAAAGTAATAACAATAGTATAAAGATCTAGTCCATATTTTTTTATCAATACAAATAGTATTAAAACAAGATCGCAAAAGAAGTTTTGTATAGTGTTGGATTGATAAATCTATTTCATCTTTTTCTGTTTCCCAATACTTATCAATAAATTCTATAACCTCTCTGTTAACTATTCTAAGATAATTTAAATCGTCATTTTCAAGTCCATCCAGATTTTTAGATTTTATACAATCAAAAGAAATAGTGCTTAATGATAGATTTTTACCTTTAATACACTTATGAACAAATCTGCTTGGATAATCCGATTTGAAAAAATCTACATCATATACGTTAACATCAACATGAATATCAATATTTAATTTATCTTTTATTACCTTAGATACTTTTTCACAATGATTTTGTTTGAAATCTTTCTCTAAAGTTTGATAAATTTTTTTATCATTAGTAATAATAAGAAAATCTATATCAGAGTTTTCTATTGCAGTATTAGTGGAATATGATCCACCAATATAAACCGAATGCAATTCTAAGGAGAGTTTATCTATTTCTTCAAGAAATAAATCTGAAATTTTTTGTGCTTTTGAACTTAATTCTTTTTGGATATTTTCATTAACAAGATTGTTATTGGAATTTACTTCCCAATAACAACCGTGTTCTTTAATTTGAACCACAATTATTCTGCAGTTTCTTCTACTTTCTTCTTCTTTGAACCAATATTATATTTGGTCTCAAGAATCCAGTCTTGCTTATCCTTATATGCAAGAACTTTAATTTGATTCAATGGTGCAATATCAGTGATTTTACTCACATCAACAATACCAATGAGACCCCAATCACCAAGAAGTTGAGCAATACGGTTACGACGCTGAACGTCATTCTGCGTAAGGTTTGCATGTTTGCCATCTAATGCAAACAACTCTTTAAAATGAACTAAAAAATATCTACCTTGTTTGTGTAAGATGTGGCAAGACTGATAGATTTTCTTTTCTTTCCTTGATGCTACCCCGATTCGTGTCAAAGTTTCACGCACTTTCAAAAAGTCATCTGGTTCATTAAGAACCACTTCAACCATTTGTTCAGGCGACCACTTCACTTCAGGTTCTTGAACGACACTCATGCTTTTCCTCCAGTTTCAAATTTCAATTTAATAAATGCAAGTTGTTCTTTAGTTAGAATCCTCAAAGCTTGCTTTGCCTTTTCATTACTATAACCATAGTATTTTTTGACATAATCAAGATCTTTGATTTTATCTTGTCGGAGCCAGGGAGAAAATCTCTTCTTTTTCCTCAGACTATTTAGTAGAAATTCATATTGCAATTTTTTAGGCAAGAAGTTGTATTTATTCATTTCATTAGCGAATATAATACAATCCAAATGTCCAGAAAGACATCGATTTACGATGTATGGAGGATATTCTTTTTCTAGTGAAGGATCTTCATCGATTAGATTCTTCTTTGTCTGATTGATACTGTTCAACCAATCCTTCAATTCCATAATTAAAAAGCACAAGTTCCTTACGTTCTTTTTGTTCTCGCATATACTCACCCACCGAACGCATGGTGTATGTGAGATCAAATTCCCCTACTTCCCATCCTTGGAAACGATCTTTGACCAGTTGAGACGAATTGTAAGATATGAGTTGAGGACCAATAGACCTATCACAATCGGCAGCAAAATCATCGTGGTCGAATCGTTTATGCATACTCCCCTTCCTTCCATAGAGGTTATCTCTAATGTCGTATGGGGGATCAAGGTATGTGAAGACATCTTTGCTATTAGTAAGGAGTCCTTCATAAGACCAATTAGTAATTTCCCAATTTTTAATTAGTTGCGTGTATCCTGGGAGTTTTTCAATTCCTCGCATTGAGAAGTTGGAATCTGATGCTTGAGCACTGAAGGACGACGATTCAGTGAGCCCACTAAAACTACACTTGTTAACGATATAAAAAGCAGTAGCGCGAAATAAATTCGCCATATTATAGTCATTTACAATATCCTTTGATTCAAGAAATAAACCTTTTGCCGATCCACGATCGGGATATCTGGACTTCAGTTCTTGAAGTCTCTTATACATTTTGTATCCATCCGATGGATCTTGTAGAACTCTCCAAAAATTGTAAAGAGGTTCATAAAGATCATTAACTCGAATTTTGAGATTTGGATACTTCTTAGTAATGTATAGTGCAACACTACCACCACCAAGAAATGGTTCACGATACTCTATATAATCGCGAAGATCGGGAATATATTGATCTAGTTTGACACAGGCACGGGATTTACCCCCTGGATACCTGAGGGGAGTTTTCAGAGATTTCATAATCAATAATAAATTTATCTTTCAAGTGCCAGTGAATGTCATCATGCACTTGCTGCATTGCGTTGTGTTTGATTGCCCAATAGTCATCATCATCGTTGATAAAGATATTGACTTGGGTTTTAACATCAACTCTCAGGCACTTCATAATCAGGTTGATGGTATTTCAAATATTCCCAGAAGGTCAGTTTCATTTCCTTCTCGGTCATTCCACAGTGCTTTGCAGCATTAGGTAAATTCATTGTAGCACGAAATAAACTATCGTTTGCCTCTGCCACATTTTGAGGAGTGGTTTTTACCTTTGGTTCAACTAAATTACTCTTGTCAGTTTTTATAAAACTCATAGATAACCATCATAGGGAATATCGTTCTTATGAAGAAGAACTCCATCAACCTTATTCAGTAGTTCTCGCATATCACCATGTAATACACGATATCCAGTTCCCACATACAACTGTCCAAGAACTACAGATACTGTGGCAGTTCCCCAGAAGATGTAGTACCATCTAGATTTAACTTGTGCTTTAATTTTAGTTTTCATAATCACAATACCAACTTTTTACTATCTGGAGTAATTAGTTTACTCCCAAACATTTGATTGTATTTTTTAGATACATCTTCCTGAACTTCTGCAATGTATACAATGTGATTACGGGACATTGTAACTTCAGGTTTATCAGGATTAATCACGGTTGCCCACTGAGCAAATCCCACACCCTGAGCGTTAGGAAGAACTACAAGACCATTTTGAACAGTGACAGTATCATCAGTTTCAGAGAGAATCTCTGCAATGATTTCTTCACCAGTTACGATACGAATCAGTTTTACATCAATCATTTGAATTCACACTCCACCATAATTTCGGTTAAACAAGCAAGCATATTTATCTCTTGGTCAGCAACGAATGCTGCCTGATACTGATACTTAGCAATAATGAGCACAGCAGCAGGAACAGTAGCGTTTGTAAGGGATGAATAACAAGCATCGTAAATACGACGCATAAGTACAGTAGTATCGTTATCCAGATTAGAAACGATCCACTTACGAACCTCTGCAAAGTTCTTTTCTTTGAGGTTTTTAACAAGTTCATTTACAGCAACATCAGAGAACGTAGCAAGAATACCTGCATCAATTTTTCCACTAACAGAATATCGTTGAATCTCATTGAGAACACGACGCCAATCAGGAAAGTGTTTATTAATCAGTTCTACCAGGACCTTGTTATCATATTCAACACCTTCTGTATCCAAGATTTCTTGGAGACGCTTGAAGAATTGTGCTGCAATGGATTGTCGGTCTTTTCCTTTGATCCCAAATTCCACGACGGCGCAACGGGAGTGTAGGGGTTCAAGGATTTTATTTTTGTAATTGCAGGTAAAGATGAATCTG